ATAGTTTACGACCCGAAATTAAAGTTGTGGTATGGAGTTGATTATTTTGAAGAAAATGAAGACTGAATTTTTTATGCCGATGATACCGCCGACCGTAACGGCACAGGAACATAAAGTTATGGTAAAAAACGGCAAACCTGTTTTTTACAATCCGCCCGAGGTGAAACAGGCAAGAGAAAAGCTCATGTCACATTTAGCAAAGTTTAAACCGTCAGACCCGTACAAGTCGGGTGTCAGACTGATAACAAAGTGGTGCTTTCCTCGTGGTAAACATCAGGACGGCGAATATCGTATAACAAAACCTGACACGGACAATCTGCAAAAAATGCTAAAAGACTGTATGACCGCTCTCGGCTTTTGGTCTGATGACGCACTTGTCGCAAGTGAGATATGCGAAAAGTTTTGGGCGGATGTTCCGGGTATTTACATCGAGGTGGAAATGCTGTGAATATCTCGGAAGTTAAACGCAACCTTGAAAGAACCGTGCTGTACAATGGAGCAGAATACGTTCTGAAAGGCTGTATCATCAGACGGAATACAACGGGTCGGTTTTACTATCAAGCAGAGCTTATGGACACCAAAGCCAAAAGCTCGTTGATTGTAACTGCACTTGATAAGATTGACGAAAGGAGAGAAAGCGTTGAAAGCGAGAATACCAGTTAAGCTGAAAAGAGAGGCTATGGCGGAGATTAACCGCCTTGCCGACAGGGAATACCAGAAAGTCAAGGACAAAGAAATCAATGACCTGACAAGGCGAATTTTTAAGACTATTGTATTTGCTTTGTATAAGGATTTCGGCTTTGGCCGCGATAGATGTGCAAAGGCACTAAAGTCTATGACCGAGATAATTGAACACTCCGATACCGACGAAGTGTTTTGGGAACATATCGACAGGGTTGTCATCGACAAGCTGAAACTTGAATTTGGCAAACGGGACTATACCGACAATGGAAAAGTTGTTAATTTTGAAGGAGACGAAAACAATGATTGAAAAAGAATTAAAAATCCGTGAGGTATCCGGTGATTATGCTTTGGATATACCGTTCGCAGACGGTAGTTTAAACACGATATACTTTAATTCAAAACGAAATGCCGAAACAGTTAAGCATATTATCGAAGTTGACGGAAGTAAACCCAACGAAGCAACCGTGTGTGATATGCAAGAGATTAAGCACGGAAGTTGGGAATATGACAGCGAGGGTGTCGGTTATGCAAATTATTTATGTTCTGAGTGTGGCAACTTTCTCACTTTTTATGAGGACATTGATTTGTATCCATACTGCCCTTATTGTGGTGCAAAAATGAAAAAGGAATGATATAGGATGAAATGTTGTTATAAACTAATCAATAACGAAACAAATGAAATAGAGAGCTATGTAGAAAGTTCTGTATGTATAAGGCCTGAAAACCTTTGCGATATACTTGGACTTAGCGGATATCATGCTGTAAGCTGTACAAAACAAGAATATGAGGAAGAGACATATGATGAAAATATCTGAACTAAAAATCAAGGTGAAGGAGAGGTGACATAGAATTGACGGTTAAAGATTATTTATATTCGGTCAGGGTTTCGGATAAGCTGATCAGAACGAAAGAACACGAGCTGTCAAAACTTAGGCTGAATATTGCACAGGTATCGGTTAAGCAGAACGAGCCTGTTAAGACATCAGGAGTGAATGACCCTATGCGGATTGTTGACAGGATTGCAGACCTTCAGGCTGAAATCAATCGGGAAATTGACAATCTTGTGCGGTTGAAAACTGAAATCCGCAGTAAAATCAACGCACTTGACGATTACCGTTACATTGCAATTTTGACCGAGTATTACATAAATTGTCAGAGGTGGGAGGATATTGCCGAGAGTATGGAAATGAGCGTAAGGCATACCCTGAGATTGCACGGCGAAGCGTTACAGGCGTTCCGAAAAAAGTTCGATTTCTCGTAAAATTATTTTGAAATGTCATTGAATGTCACCCTTACCCTGCGTATAATGG